GGCGGGTCCTTTCCATCGGTAGAATTCATATAAATGAATCCTACCTAAAGCTGAATTGAAGTTATCGATATCTGCAATGGAGTCAGGACATCTTGGAGGACTTCGTCTAGAACAAGTGAGGCCCCGTGTTTCCACATTTTCTCACCCTTGGCTCTAGCACCAGCACGTTTAAGCATCAGCACCGCTAATCGGAACGTACAAGCAACTAACACACATATTTTTCTCTGGCAACTTCTTAACGTCTCCAGGAAGACGGATCTATTACTAAGCAATCCGAATATTTTACGTGGTAACGGTATCCACGAAACCGCCCTCAACAGGAGAGGGCAATTTAACATCAATCTAGACATTAAGAATAGGAACAGTGGGTTCAATAAACTCAACTATATACTCGATAAACAATGTACCTATTGTATTTACTGCTACTGGACCACCAAATGTACTTACATCTATATATGCAGGAACATAAATATTTTGCTCAGCGGCAGATAATGCACCCAAGGCAAGATTACTAATGGTTCTATAAAAAGCATCACCTGAAGGACCCCCAAGCCTAGTACAATCCAATTGGACTGAAACTGACCCAGGTGACCTGGTGGTACTATACTGATTAAGATCATTACAACCATCAAATCCAGCCCAAGCTGGGCAAGTTACCGAATTGTACATTTGTTGAGTTTGTATCATCAAAGTAGGTGAAGCATCTACAACATCATATCCCAATGCCATTGCAAGTTGTCCTTGAGTTGTAGTTGGACAAGTAGGGATATATATCAATTTAAGAAAATGCCACCTAAATTTATTAAAACAATCCGCAATACCAGACAACCAAGTGACATTTCCAGGTGTTAAAAGTGACCGAGCACTACCAAAACCAACACCTATGGTTTGTGGTGATGTCAATTGTTCAGTATTTCTAACAAATGTACTCAGTCCCTTGGATTCGATTCTAGGCGGATAAACCCCTTTACGAACAATAGCAGATCCTGAGATGGGCGGCCTAACTGGTGTAGTTAAAGCACGCCCATCATCCTGCCGTTGTCGCTTATTCTTCTTCTTCTTAACCAAAACAGTAGACTTCATATTTCTAGGCGCCATTAAAATAAAAATGATAAAATAAAGGCTAACAAAGCAAATAAAAAGCTAAATAACTCCAGATTAAATAATTCAAACACCTACCCTAATTTAATTTAGGTTCCCAGGGTGTTACACAACAAAATTGCAGGAAGCTCTGTGTATAATTCAATTGAATTTACGTTCTCTGCAGTTTCACCAAAATCAAGTTCCAATGATTGATAATATTCCTCTAAAGCAATTTGCACATTAGGGGTAATGCCAAAAGCTTTATAATAAGACATACGGGTGGATGATGATATATGCTTTCGCTTATATGTTAGTCCTTTCATCCGTTCATAGTTTCCATATTCGATGGCTTTGAAGCAAAATTCGTCGCTTAATTTCACGTCTTTAGAATACTTCTTAGCACCTCTATACAAACAACTATGAAGAGCAAATGATATTGGAACTCCACTATTTATTATTCTGCCACAAGTTGAAATCGCCATGTATGTAGCTCCAATCTGAGCGGGCGTTTCGGATGATTGTAACGTAATACAGTCTTTAGTTAAGGCTTTATTTGGATTACGTACCATGACCCAACTCCCATTCACACATACCGGTTTCGACTGACAGAATTCAATTTGTTCGAGTTCTTCACAGGTTCTTTCAACTATTGCATTATATCCCCTATCAAGCCACCATCCGGTGAGACTCATCTGCAGTATTTTAAGCTGCGACCTGTCAAGAAATATAACGCAATCGTCACCCATGTTCGCTAAACTTGCTCTTAACCCAACTTCCCTGAAGTATTCCCACATCATTGAACAAACAATAAGTTTGTTACCCATTGACGTGTTAATTTGACCACTCCCTCTACCGCCATTTGGACAACGGTATTTAATGGCTCCATCACTAGCAACAGCTATACCTTTTGGTTTAAGCTGAAACTTCAGTAGCCAATCAAGATAATCATCTCCAGGAAAAGCTGCCTTATAAAACTCAAATTCCCATTCCAATGCTTGTGATGAACAATGTTGATCAAACCTTGAGAAATCTAAAGGAACAGCAACCGGGTCGTCATAAACATCCCATTTATCCCTAAATATTTCACCAAGTGTTTCACAATTATACCCACTCATCACAGTTGGTTCTCCCCAGACTTCATCTATAGCTCTCATGAAATTCTTCTCACTATATTTTAAATAAGTCATCAAATCAAGTGAGTATCTGGGATTTGGAAATTGTATCAATCTTGGAGCTGGATCTTCCTTAACAGTTAAGTTGACCTTTTCGGCTTTAAGAAATGCAGTCAGTTCGGCATCAATTTCACAAACGGGGGTTTCTAATAAAGACTCGTAAGCGTTAGAATAACGCTTTGCTTTACGGCCAGAATATCCTGAAACCAAAGTTTCATGACTATACTGGCGGCAAGGCTGAAGAACCGAAGTCCAACGGGTCAAAAATTCACCTCCCATTTGTTCATAAATGCCGCAGACAGGGCGAGGAGGCTCGATTAGTCCTCCTGCGCCGTCACTCACGAGATAAACTCGCTCCTGCAAAGCTCTACCCAAATTGGCAACACTATTATTGTGTACACTCCACTCCTGTTGGAAACCACACGGACCAACACATAGAACACTCCTAGTTTTAACCTCTCTAGTGAACTCCCAACCAAGTTCCTCCATCTCCGGGGTACATTTGAATTTAACTTTTGTATCAAACCCCGGAGTCTTGATTAGGCACCCCTAACGGGACAAGAACCGTTGAACACCAGATATTACTCTGGCACTCAATGGTGCTTGACTACCTTTCCATTTACGTCGAAGAAATCGTCGTTGAATTTCAGGTAAGCCTATCAATTGTGAGTTGCTTATTTGGGTATCGCTAGGGATGCATGCTAGAGCAACGGCCTGAGGTATTAATTTTGCGGCGTCTGTCACTCTTAGGTTAAGCTTTCTACACTCTTTATACAGAAATAAATTTATACTCTGTATCTGTAGTTCGTCAGCTCTTGGTATAGGAAAGGCAAGTTTTGCTCTGCTAACTAATGACCGCAATGCTGTAGGAAATCCATCATCTGAAATTTTCTTTCGAGATTTCCTTAATCTTTCCAGCTTCGCTTTATCCTTTCGGAGTACATTAATTTTATTTGCATATGCAACTTCCTCAACACTATCCCCCTTAGATGTGGAAGCAAATTTAACTTCATCTTCCATGACTCTGAGACATTCAGAGTCAACTTCATCCACCACTAAAACATCCTCAATTTCCCTCATGTCATCACTATGTTCTATCCCAATTGCACCACAAATCAGGGTAATATCATCATGGCTCTGTGTTTGAATGTTTACCATAGATGACACCACTTCGAGTCTCTCTTCTTCTTCCTGATTTGGGGCAAGATCTTGCTGTTCACGCCATTGTGACAATTCACAATGTATCTTGTAGCCGCCAGCAATTAAAGCACCACAAGCTCCTACGAATGCTATTTTCTTCCAGTGTCTCTTCGTATTAACTCTAATGAGACCCGTCAAAGTATTGGTATCTTTCTTAGATATCAAAGAATTCAAGACGGTATTACTGTTATTATATAGCATGTTTTTCAAC